GGCGCATCACAGGCGACGTGGTGAACCCCGTGGAGAACTACGAGCTGCTTGCCTATAACGCCATGGACTGGTTTCAGGGCGTGAACAGCCTTGATGACATGCTCGCCCCGAAGAGCGACAGCGACAGTACCCCCTGCTGGCTGACCTACTTCGAGAGCCGCTATCCCGATGACGATGACTTGAACGCCGCATACGAGGACGGCAGGAAAGTGCCTTACCAGCTCTTCAAGTGGCTGGAGTGGTGTCAGCAGTGCAACCAGAACCTCACAGCCGATGACGGCGACATCACGCTTGACGGAAAGACCGTCAGCGGCACGAAAGCCAACCGCCTGTTGAAGTTCAAGCGTGAGCTTCACAACGTGGCCAACGTGCATTCGATGATATGCTATCACATCTTCACCGACTACATCGCAGCCGTTGACCAGCGGAGCAAGAACATGATGGTTGGCTTCTATCTCGACACGGACGGCGTGGTGAGGATGTACCTCAACCACCTCTATGACGGCGACACCATCCTCGGCTCTGACAACGACTGCGGCTTGACGATACCCGCCAAGCTCGACCCGAACAACGACCCCAACGGCTACTACCAAGGCCACGACAGCGTGCTGTTCACGCAGCTTGCCAACAGCGACTATGTATGGCTGAAGGACTACACGGCCGACACCGACACGGCGGACACGACAAAGACAACGACCGTGGCGGCTGTTGCGGCGACGATGCGCACGGTGCAGATAAGTTCGGGCTTGCGTCCGTTCAGTCCGCAGGGCATCGAGAAGTATTGGATAACCGACCGCTTGCAGAAATGGCCTAAGCTCGTGTCAAGCTATGACGGCACACGCAAGTACATAGAGAACTCGAAATCGACCGCCAACTACTTCTACGCCCTGCACGGATTGAGCATACAGCGTTTGCAGGACTATGTGGAGACCCGCTTCCTCTACCGTGACGGCTTCTACCAGTGCGGCGACGTCTTTTCCTCAATGGCAGGGATGCGCTGCACAGGCACGGACATGAGCGTGACCGTGAAGGCGGCGAAGGACGGCTACTTCGGCATAGGCGTTGACCGCGCCAACGAGGCGAGGGAGAGCGTCTATCTGAAAGAGGGCGAGACGGCGACCCTGCACAGCGGCAACACGAACACGGGCAGCGGCGTGATGCTCTACATTTTCGGGGCGGAGAACATCGCCGAGCTTGACCTGACAAACGCCACGCCAAAGCAGAGCGGCTGGGACATATCCGCCATGACGCTGCTGAAAAAGCTCATTCTCGGCGGCGAGGGCTATACTCCTGCCACCAGCACAGGCGAGGAGCTGTCATCGCTAAGCCTCGGACAGATGCCGTTCCTTGAGGAGATAGACGCAAGGAACTTCCCGCTGAAGAGCATAGACGCGAGCTATTGCCCACGATTGGTGACGGTAAAGGCTGCTGGCTCTACCTTGCAGACATTCACCCCTGCCGAGACCTCGCCAATAGAGACGCTGGAACTGCCCGACACAATGACGGCACTCAACTTCGTCAATCTCCCCAGCCTCACATACCCGAATGGAGGTCTGACGATTGAGGGCTATTCCGCAGTGACACGCTTGCAGCTTTCGGGATGCCCGAATATCGATACTTACACGATGCTGAAAAACATCGTTGCGGACGGCGCGAGCGTCAAGGAGATTTCCGTGCCGAGCGTGGAGATAAGCGCGGACACCACCATTCTTGACGCACTGAAAGCATCGGGTGCAAAGGGCATAGGCACAGACCTCGACACAGGTTGCGACGGGCTGGCAGGCGCGTGGATATTGACCTCGCTCATAGAGGACAGCGCACTGACAGCCTTGCAGGAGTATTTCACGGAGCTGACAATCCATAACGCGCAATACACCATGGTATGCTTCGATGACACTGTGAGCGACCCGAAGAATGTAACGAACCTCGACAATAATACCACGGGCGAGAGCTACGAGCCGAGCGGCTATCTGACGCAGATACGCAAGAGGCTCATAGCGGTCAAGGGCAAGCTCAACACCGCCACGGGCGTATGGGAGGGCGAGAAGATTAGCGACACCAACTATACCAAGCTGGCTAACGGTGACAGCTTCGACTATACCGACAGCACAGGCGAGGGCTTCGATGTGTTCATGCGCTGCCCTGACCTATGGTACAAAGGCATCAATGACTTCAAGAACCAAAAGAAGTACATCGCATGGTCGGGATTGGAGAGCGAGCCGTTAAGCACAGCTCATAACATCAACCGAAAGACGCTCTCCGACATCATCTTGCAGACGAATGTGGCGGTCATCACTTCAAGCGTGGTGGCAGGCGAAAGCACCCTCGACACTTCGGGCGTTCTGACAAGCACCCCGAACTATAACGCCTATAAGATAGATGTGGAGGGAATGAAGCAGGTGCGCTGGCCAGGTCTGAACAACTCTAACATCGGAGCTGTGTTCCTTGATGCGGACGGAGTGATAATCTCCACCTACAACATGGCAATCAGCAACACGAACTTCGACTTTGTGGAGGGCGACTACATCTTCATTGACGTGCCAAGCGGAGCGAAACACTTTGTGTTCACCTCTTCCGTGAACAACAACGCGCTTGAGGCCATTGCCGTTGACAGCGCGGAGATTGAGGCCATCGAACCCGACTGGGTGCATAACGAGCCGTGGCTGGGCGGTGTCTATCAGGCGAGCGTTGACGCTATCATGCAGCTCCGCAGCGTCAGCGGCGCGACCGTCAAGACAGGCACGGGAACATCGACCACAAGCACGGAATGGACTTACGATGACAACGGCGACCCGACCAACACGCCCGTGAACACGATGAACTACACGGGAAAGGACTTGCAGAACCTCGCAAGGCGCAGAGGCGCGGGCTACCAGCTCTTCGACTACGAGATGAGCAAGCTCATGGCAATTCTTTATTTCTCGCTGACGGGCAACAGGGACGCGCAGCTGCTTTGCGGCTACGGCAAGTCCGCTGGCGGCACGACAGGCTATGCCGACAGCTTGGGCAACAGCGACAGCGTGAGGGGAAACCTTAGCGGCGTGAAGTGCCTCGGCTTCGAGAGCTTCTTTGGCTGCACGTGGGAGTTCATGGACAACGTGGCGGTCAACGTGTCGAGCTACGAGGACTTCTACAAGGACGCTTGCAAGGACAGCAACACCTCACATCCGATAGACGCGAAATGGCACATCTACGACCCTGTCAGCAAGACGGAGCGTGTCGTGCAGGGCGTAACATCTTCGGGCTATTGCATCGGTCGCGTCAAGCACGGCAGGTATTGCGACGTGATAGCGAGCAAGTGCACTTCCGACAACAGCGTATGGGCTTCCAACTACTGTGATGGACAGTGGTATAGCGGCAGCAGAGGCCGTGTCGTTGGTCGGTCGCACCACTTCTCGAATGCGGGTGGCGGTCTCGTCTATGCGAATGCGGACTTTGCGTCATCGAGCTCGTACTCGCTCCTCGGCTCTCGGCTTGCCTTCAGAGGCACGATAAGCGTGGAGAACGAATAAGCGGAAAGCGATGGAACGGAAAAAGCGAAACTTCGGGAGCGTGGCGGCTGACAAGCCGCCCCTTCGTAAGCCCCGACAGGGGCGTGAACCCCATAGAGATGGCAGAGGATTTCTCGCCGTGTCGTTGGTCGGTCGAACAACAACTCGAATGCGAATGGCGGTCTCGTCTATGCGAATGCGAACAATGCGTCATCGAACTCGAACTCGAACAACGGCTCTCGGCTTGCAAACAGAAACAAATGAAGAAAGAATAATGTCAAGATATTCGACAATCGTTCCTACGGCATACCTCCACGGGATGGCGGACAGCCGTGAACGAGAAATCCGAGCCACAGCAACAGCGTGGGCGACCACGGAAAGCTGAAAAATCAAGGTGGCAGGTAGAGGCTGGTAGGTCAGCCCGAAAGGGTTTTCTCGAAAGCGTCAGGCCTGCAAGAACTGAAGGAACATACAGATTGGCACACAGATGAAGCGTGACGGATATGTCATCGAGGAAATAATCAAGAGGGAAAATCTTGAAGAGAGCTTCGACACCGTTGTGAGAGGGAGCGCGAGAAAGGCGTTGGCGGAGGGCAAATGGCTGATTGCCCACCGCAGACTGTTCCTTGATGAGCTGGCGGCGGAGATTGCGAGGGGCGAAATCACCCTCTCACCGCCTCGCGACAAGGATGTCAATGAACACGGCAAGTTGCGGCACATCCAAGTTTTCGACATGAAGAGCCGAATAAAGGTGAACGCCGTGATGAGCGTTGTTGACAGGCATATCCGCAGACGGTTCATCCGCACCACCTCCGCATCAATCAAAGGGCGTGGGATGCACGAGCTGAAAGCCTATATTGAGCGTGACATGAGGCAAGACCCCACATTGCGCTATTGGTATAAGTTCGACATCAAGAAGTTCTACGAGACCACACGGCAGGATTTCGTGATGTACTGCGTAAGGCGGTGCTTCAAGGACGCAAGGCTGATACATATCATCTCCACGCTCGTCCAAGTCATACCCGGCGGCGTGGGGATGAGCATGGGATTGAGGGCTTCGCAAGGATTGTGCAACCTGTTGTTGAGCGTGTTCCTCGACCATTACCTGAAAGACCGCTTGGGCGTTAGGCACTTCTACCGTTACTGCGATGACGGGCTGATAGGCAGCGGCAGCAAGCCCTACCTGTGGAAATGCAGGGATTTCGTCAATACGCAAATAGAGAGCATCGGTCAGAGGGTAAAGCCGAATGAGAGGGTGTTCCCGATAGAAGAGGGTCTTGACTTCCTCGGCTATGTGATATATACCGACAAATCACGGCTTCGCAAGCGGATTAAGCAAGACTTCGCCCGCAAGCTGAAAAGGGTTAAGTCAAGGAAACGGAGGCGGCAGCTTGTAGGCTCGCTCTATGGCATGGCGAAGCACTGCGACGGCATGAACCTCATGCGGACGCTGCTCTATCCGTCAGAGTTCAACAAGATACGCCGCAAGGCGCAAAAGGAAAGATTAAGAAAGAAGATGAAAGACTTTTCGCAATTAGGCGTCACATATACGCCAAAGGACGGCAAGAAGCGGTTTGCCAACGGCACGACGCAGCTTCGGCAGCTGGTGAACGTGAGGATTGAGGTGCTGGACTTCGAGCGTGACGTGCAGACAAAGAACGGACTGCGCCACCTCGTGCAGTTCCGCGACACCCGCAACGGCTCGTTGAGCAAGTTCTTCACCGCCTGTGATGAGATGAAGAGCAACCTCGAACAGATAGAGGAGCTGGGCGAGTTCCCTTTCAGCACGACCATCGCGGCTGAATATTTCGGAGAGAACAAGGTTAAATACAAATTCACATAAAGAAAATGGCGAAGACGGATTTTTTCAAGGTCTATGGCGCGGAGAGCCGCCAAGACAAGCTCATCAAAATCAGCGCGGACAATGTCCTGCTCATCTACGGCTACGGCACTGATGACGGGCAGGGCTACAATTGGCGCAAGTATTACAACCACACGCCGACGGCGGAGGAGCTGAAAGCCGACATAGAGGCGTTGGTGAACGGCATCACCGACGGCAATATCCTCAACGGCTTCACATGGAGCGGCAAGCCCGTGTACCTCTCGACCGAGAACCAGATGAACTTCAAGGCGGCATACGACCTCGCCGTGCAGACGGAGGGGGCGACCCTGCCTCTGAAGATGAAATTGGGCGAGGACGCTGACGGCAACGCCGTGTACCACACGTTCACGGCTCTCTCCGCTTTCACTGACTTCTACACAAAGGCGGTGGCTTACATCCAATCGGCGTTGCAGGAGGGGTGGACGGAGAAAGATGGCGTTGACTACCCTAAACTTCTTGGGGCGGATGAGTAACGGTTGCGGCTGCTCTTCGGGCTGGCTCAAATGGTTCAAGCCACCCCTTGCAAAGTATTTCTATGCCGCTTGCTGTATGCACGATGACGATTACGACAGGGGTGGCGGTGTGGAGCAGCGGAAGCGAGCCGACAGGCGGCTTTTCTTCAATATGCTGCGGATAGTTCAGCAGAGGGAGGAAAGCCCTTTCAAGACTTTGCTCTACGCCCATGTTACGATGCTCTATTATGTGAGTGTTCGGCTGTTCGGACGGTTTAACTTCAATTACAATAAATAATTAATTTGTTCAACTAAAAAAGTGATTATGGAAAAGATTTTAAAAAGTGTATGGCTCGGCCTTATGCTGGGTTTGTTATTGGGTTTTCTCGCCGTATGGCAAGAAGTTCATCTTGGCAGCGCACGTCTCAGTGCGTCAGTCATGGGCGTGGCGGTGGCCTACTTCGTGGGCGTGATTGCAAACCTCTTCGCCTACGTCATGGGTGGAGGCTTCGCATGGAAGCGCACACTGTCGTGGCTCGTTGGCGGAGCGATAGGCGTTGCGTTGGTTTTGCTTGTCTGCTGAAAAATAACTTGTGTCCGTGGGGGAACCTGCGGACACATATAGACCTAAGAATGATGAACAAACTGACAATGAATAATATATTGGGCATGGTAGTCTATTTTTTGGCTGCGTCAATATTCGGCGCAGGTGTCGCTCTCATCCTGCTCGCTGTACATGAGGACAACGACCGTTGCCACTATTATGGCGGCAAGTGGAACAAAGGGGATTTGTTGCGCGGATTAGCAGCCATAGCGGTCGGCAAGGTCGCTCATTACGTAGTAGGAAAATATATTGTAGGACAGAATTTCTTTTAGAGACTAATAATGTGAATAGCAAGAGTCGTGTTGCCTGTGATAGGTCGTGCGGCTCATCTTTGTGCTAAAAGCCATATCTCCATATGAAAATTTGCCGTAAAAATTTTACGGAGCGAATAAAAAGTCGTAACTTTGCAGCTGAAACAATAATCATAAGAACAGACTATCATGCTTACGAAATTCGCTGTCACCAATTACAGAGGCTTTGCTGACCGTATCGAGTGGGACTTGTCTCATCCGAGCAACTATGAGTTCAACGCTTTCGCCGTGAGAAACGGTATTGTGAAGAATGGTATAATTTATGGTCCTAACGGTTCAGGTAAGACCAATCTCGGAATGGCCTTGTTTGACATCGTTAACCATTTGACGCAGAAATTCAAGAAAGCCGACTATTATAAGAATTTCACCTATGCAGGCAAGCCTAACGGACTGGTGGAATTTGAATATACGTTTATGTTTGATAGACAAAACGTCCAATACAACTATGCAAAGGCGAGGGACGGAAAACTTGTCAATGAGGCTTTGACCGTTGACGGCAGTGTCGTATTTGACCATCATGGAAAGAGTTTGGAGATAGATAATACGGCATATCCGATGGAAGCGTCTTTCAAGGCCAATCTTTCGGAAAATGCGAACCACATTTCCATTGTGAATGTACTTTTGACCTCTTTCCCTTTGGCTTCCAATCACTACTTGATAAAGTTGCGCGATTTCGTGAATGGGATGCTGTGGTTCAGAAACTTGGATATAAGGGAATTCATTGGGCTTGAGATAGGCGTGTACTTGCTTGATGAGTATATCATCAAGAAGAACCTTGTGGACGATTTCTCTGATTTTTTGAGAACTGTAAGCGGGCAGGAATTTACTTTTGCCAGCCACAAGAGAAATGAGAAAGTTCTTTTGTGCGAATACAAGGGACAAAAAATTCCTTTCGATGAGATTGCTTCTACAGGAACACATGCGTTGATGCTCCTTTATTTTTGGCTTCAGAAAATGCGGGAGGCGACATTTGTTTTTATTGACGAGTTCGATGCCTTCTATCATTTCGAGTTGTCATACGAAGTCTGCAAGCGCCTTTTTGCACTTGATTGTCAAGTGTTCACATCCTCGCACAACACTTTCCTTATGACGAATGACTTGCTGCGTCCAGACTGCTATTTCATCTTGAATAAGAACATTGTGAAACCGCTGTGTGCATGTACAGACAAGGAACTTCGGTACGCCCACAACATAGAGAAACTTTACAGAGGAAAGGCTTTCGCTGTATGATATTATTCGTGTTCGAGGGCGAGCGGAGGGAGGTCGGATTGTATCAGACATTAGAGCGGCTATTCTTTCCCAAAGGCAATGACAACATAGTCTGCTCGTTTGGTAACAATATATATGAATTGTACGGTCTAATGTCAGAACTTGGCTGCGATGGCGATATTGTGTCGCTGCTTAAAGAACGTCTTGCAGAACGCGGTGATGTAACGCTACACGGAGTACGCAGTTCTGACATCTCGCAGACTTTCTTATTCTTTGACTATGATTTCCAAAACACACAACTGACTATAGGGGAGGCCAACGCCCGCGTAGAAGCTATGCTGAATATGTTCAATGACGAGACGGGCAACGGACGGTTGTATATCAACTATCCCATGGTGGAGTCCATTAGATATGTGAAAGAACTACCAGACAATGACTATTGGCGTTATGTCGTGCATCGTAAAGAGTGCTTGGAGTTTAAACAGATGGCTAACGAGTTCTCTCATTATAAAAGCCTTGATTTCATAATGCTCAAGCAAGGTGTAATTCCGTCAAAGGAAATGTACATGAAAGTCCGTAGCAACTGGGAAACCTTGAAATGGATGAATGTCAACAAAGCAAATTATATCGTTGGCGGCATATGCGCAAAGCCGAAGAATTCTTGTGACATTGCGCAAAACCTTATATTTGCGGCACAGGTGGAAAAATACATAAATGTGTCAGAATGCGTTGCCGTCTTAAATTCTTTTCCATTGTTCCTATTCGAGTATTTTGGGAAATAGCACCTTTTTGTAGTATTCCTGTTCAAGAACGGAACTTGTACGGGCGAAATGATACAAGGCAACATATTCAGTATAGCTCACCAAAAGTATTGGAGTCTAAACCTTACGGTAAGGTATATTGTATAATGAAGCGGAAAGTTGAGTTTTAAAAACTTGCTTTCCGCTTTTTCATATCCTTAAGAAATATTTATCGTCCTCCATGCTCTATATAATAAAGATGGTGACTTTATGGTGTAATGGACATTTCGTGTGCTGAAATCTCTCGGAAGCCGCATAAACACTACCTTTGCAGCATTTGAAAACCTATGAATAAAAAGTTTGCCCTTTCTGTGGTGGCTCAAGTGTGAAAGCAAGGGATACGCATTATCAAAAACACAAAAAATATGCGTATGAGACAAATTTTTCTTCTTAAAAACTTGTCTAATTGATAAAATAGCACTATCTTTGTAACAGCAAATAAGATAATACACTAATTCAAAAACTCAAAAAAAATAATGAAAGCGACAGAATTTCTTGAAGCGATTCTCAAAGAAGGCTTCGACAACATACAAGTCCAAGTACACGACGGCAAAGGCTTCACAGACGCAAGGTCTTTTGCCAAGAGTCTTGTTGGCGCAAGCCACGCATATAAAGCCATTGACTTCACCTTTGATCCACAATCCAAGTATGCGCTGCTCTTCGTCAGCTCCGAAGATGCAGAAATGTATGACGATTTAACAAGAAAGGCAGATTTCATATCTGACATGAGAGACGGCAACGGAACGACAGTTCATTATTTCAAACTATCATAAGGAGGGAATGGCAATGGGGAAACGGTATATCCACAAGTTATGGCACAAGTGGTGTGTCTTTTGCGAAGCGTCCGAAGGCATGGAGCAAGTAGCGCTGATAGGGTTGATTGTTTTGATTTCTACCGTCCAGCTTGTGGCAAGTGTGCTTTCCTGGAAGTCCGTTGTCGGGTTTCTTATGGCTTTGACGTTTACGGTTGTGTCGGCAAAAGTATTGGCAGCCGTGTGGGACGAATACAAATCACAAAAAACCTTGAAGCAGATGGCACAAGCAACATGGAAGGTCATAGTCAAAGAGAAATCTCTTGACAAGCCAATAGAAAGCATCTATCATGGAAATAGAACCCGAACGGAGTTAAAGGCTTTCTATGGATTGGAAGAACCTGATGTAGAGTGGTACAAGATACTAAAAGTCAAATAAAAAATATAGAATATGACGGAAAAAGAAAGTACAGAGACATTGGTGCGCATATTTGCCGCAGCAGAAGAGAAAGTAAAAGCAGAGGGAGGCTCCATGAAAGACTTCAAGAAGTTTCTCAACACTACGCCGAACTACATCCCGCAGATAATCGTGGCAGCTATTGCTGACACACAGAACGAGATGCTGAAAGCAATGAAGTCCATAGCGAAAAGTCGGGCATCACAAAAGGAAGGAGCTTGTCATGAGTGAAAGCAAGATTAAATTGACTGGCAGTGAGTTTGAGAAGGCTCTGTCCTTGACAATCTCGGAGATAAAGGATAAAGTACGCAAGGAAAGAGCAGAGTCCAGCGAAAAAAGGCATGCGTCTGAAGTCATCACCATTGCTGGCATTGGTTGACGGCGGCAATTTTACGAAAGACTTCATCGTGAGGGAAATGCCAAAGCTGCAGAATAGGAGTTCAATGCTATCTTCTGGTGTGAGGAAAGTCCTTGAAGCCACCATCTCTTTGGCTGAGCGCAGAGCCGTGGCTATGAGAGTGCCTGAAGCGCAACAAGAAGGGTGAGGACTATTACCGCATACAATGGCGCGAAATAAAAAAACGCATAAGACTGGACGGAGCGATGTTTTTTCGCATATAGCCGCCGTAGAGAAAGCGAGACGATAATATTGTAACAAAGGAAAAATATGAAACATTCATCATTTGATTGGAATCCGCTCATCAGCGTAAAGGCGTTGGGCAAGTTTAAAGCTCCTGTAAGAGCCAAGAAAGGAAGCATCGGTTATGACTTGTATGTGCCTGAAGACACCAAGATACCCGCAAAGAGCCGCACTCTGGTTCCTTTGAATTTCGCCATAGAGTTGCCGCATAATGTAGAAGGCAAAATAGAGCCTCGGAGTGGTTTTTCCGCTAAGGGGATTGAAGGCTTCGGCACTCGGACAAAATGGGTTCTGAAGTGGGGGCTGGTTGCCATGGGCGACTTCAGAGAGTGGGCTGCTGCGTTTTGACGCGGATGTCATCAACGGAAAGATAGACCCAGTATACAAGGGCATGGTGAACGTAATCATCAAGAACAATGATGTGGCGTTTGTCATCAAGAAAGGCACTCGTATAGCCCAGCTGACGTTCTATCGCGTCCTTCATCCAAAGGAATTCGCACTTGTTGACGAGCTTACGGGCTATGACAGAGGCGGCGGTTTCGGACACACTGGAACGAAAGAAATCAAGTGAGAAGAAAGCTATGCACTTCCCAGTTCATTTAGTTACGCCGAGAGTAAAAAAGGCTGTGCTGGAAAAACTCTGTACCTTTGTGGAAAAAGCCAATGGAGAACTTGTTGAACTGGAAAGTCGTATGGGCCTCTTTAGGAGGAATATTTGGATGGTTTGTCGCAGAGTTTAAGCCGACATTCCCCTTGATGGTGGTAGTCGTAATCCTTATCGTAAGCGACGCATGGAGCGCTTTCCAACTTGACAAAAGGGTTCACAAGCGTTATCCCGACAAAGTGAAGAGGCGCAAAGCCAAGTTCACGAGCTTCGCTTTCAGCAAGGTCATAAAGGTCACAATCCCCAAAAGGCTGTGGCTTATCGTCCTGTCATACATCGTGGAGCATTGGATATTCATCCATGTCAGCATACCCCTTAGCTATGTGGTCGCAGGGGCGATAGCTTTCGAGCAGGTGTTGAGCATCTTCGAGAACGAGGCTTCTTGCAGAGAGAATGAGGAGGACAGCCGTCTGTGGAAAGTGCTGCGCTGCCTGCTCATAGACAAGACGGAGCGGCATTGGGATATTGACCTGAGCGATTTGAAAAAAGAGGAAGGCAAGGAGGAAGACAAAGACAACAAATAACTTAACATATGCGAAATCACAGTTTTTTACATCGGAGGCTGTCTCGGAAGGACACCCCGACAAGGTGGCAGATCAAATAAGCGATGCCATCCTTGATGCCTATCTCGCCAAAGACCCGAACTCAAAAGTGGCTTGTGAGACATTGGTTACGACAGGGCAAGTCATTGTGGCCGGCGAGGTGAAATCGTCTGCCGCCGTTGATGTCTGCTCGGTGGTCAGAGAAACAATCGGCAGGATTGGCTACAATAAGCCTGAATACAAGTTTGACGGCGAGAGCTGCGGCATAATCAACCTCATGCATGAGCAGAGCGCAGACATCCGCAGGGGTGTTGACAAGGGCGAGGAGCAGGGTGCTGGCGACCAAGGCATGATGTTCGGCTATGCCACCAACGAGACGGACAGTTATATGCCTCTGCCCATCTATCTCGCCAACTTGTTCGTACACGAACTTGCAAAGATACGCAAGGAGGGGAAAGTCATGCGATACCTGCGTCCTGATTCCAAGAGCCAAGTGACAGTTGAGTACGATGAATTCGGCAAGCCATGCCGGATAGACACGATTGTCATATCGACGCAACATGACGAGTTCGGCGGTGATGCGGCGATGCAGGAGCAGATAAAGAGCGATGTCATAAACATCCTCGTGCCACAGGTGAAGAGCATGATACGTTCTTATGAGGTGCAGGCTTTGTTCAATGACAGCATCAAATATTATGTTAATCCCACGGGAAAGTTCGTCATAGGCGGGCCTCACGGCGACACGGGTCTTACAGGGCGTAAGATTATAGTTGACACCTATGGCGGCAAAGGCGCACATGGAGGTGGGGCGTTCAGCGGCAAAGACCCATCGAAAGTTGACCGCTCGGCAGCGTACATGGCTCGTTATATCGCCAAGAATATGGTAGCCGCAGGCGTGGCAGACGAAATGCTCGTACAGATAAGCTATGCTATCGGTATGTCAGAGCCTGTAAGCGTGAACGTTCAAACTGACGGAACGGCAAAGGTTCTGTCCGATGCAGAGATAGCAGAACGCATTCCACAGCTCTTTGATTTGCGGCCAAGAGCCATTGAGAAGAAGCTGGACTTGCGTAATCCTATTTATCTTGAGACAGCAGCCTACGGACATTTCGGTCGGAACTGCACATCTATAAACAAGACCATAGAGGGAGAGACGAGAGGCGTTGGATTGTTCACATGGGAAGCCCTTGACAGCGTGGACTTGATACGCAAGTCTTTCTTTGGAGAATAAGCGGCTATGGAGAGAATAGGAATAATAGTCGCAATGGATAAGGAGTTCAACTTACTGAAGCCGATGCTCCTTAATCCATCCGAGAGCGAAAGCGATGGATATAGACGAGCGGAAGGTGAGATTAACGGTGTGCCTGTCATATTGCAGAAATGTGGAATAGGCAAGGTGAATGCGGCGATGGGCGCAATGCGGCTCATCCATTCGTTCAGCCCCACCGTAATAATATCCACAGGCGTTGCAGGAGCGTTGCTCGATTACGAAAAGCCGCTTGATGTGGCGATTGCCCGAAGCTGCGCTTACCACGATGTATATTGTGGCAAGGAGTTTGCGAAAGGTCAAGTGCAAGGTATGCCTGCATCCTTTGAGACCGACAAATGCCTTGCGGACATCGCCATGTCATCAATAGAAAGCGGTTGGGCTGGTCTCATTGTCAGTGGAGATACTTTTGTGGAAGAAGAAAGCGTCCGCAGACGCATTCTTAACGATTTTCCCGATGCCTTAGCCGTGGATATGGAGAGTTGCGCCATTGTACACGTTTGTAAAAGGCTCGAAGTCCCATTTTTGGCAATAAGGGTGATTAGCGACCAGTGTAATGGTGAGGAATATGCCGATTTTTGGGAGAAACTCGCTCAAAAGTCGTTCACGACCACAAAAAACATCATAAGGAAGCTAACAGAAACTTGAATTTAAGGAAAAATGAAGATTACACGAGACCAGATAAAGGAAATCATGCCAAACGCCCTATCGAAGGACATTGAAGCATATCTGCCATTGCTCAATGAGGAAATGCCAAGATTTGGCATTGACACACCGCTGCGTATCTGCCATTTCTTGGCCCAGATAGCTCACGAGAGCGGTGAACTTCGTTATAGCCGGGAGGTCGCAAGCGGAAAGGCTTACGATACTGGAAGATTAGCAAAAATGCTCGGTAATACTCCAGAAGCAGACGGAGACGGACAGAAATACAAAGGCCGTGGGCTTATCCAGCTCACAGGAACGACGAATTACAGGTATTTCAATGAATATCTAAGGGATGTATTAGGTGAAACGGTAGATGTTCTTGCCAAGCCCGAAATCGTGGAAAAGCCAAAATATTCTGTCATGGCTGCTTGTTGGTTCTATGATACCGCAGGTTGTATCGCTTTGTCAGACGAAGACAATGTGAAAGCCATAACAAAACGGATCAACGGTGGCTACAACGGTCTCGAATCAAGAATAAAGTATCTGAAAAGAGCGAAAAAGGCATTGCTATGAGAAATCTGAACGTTTTACTGTTGGCTCTGCTGCTTGTTGCGTGTGGGACAACGAAGAAAAGCTCAAAAGAGATTGTCAAGGAGACAAACTCTCTGACATCATCGCTTTCATTGGAAGACAGCGTTATAGCTGAAATCCAAAAAAGCACGCAGACAAGTCTGCAACAAACATCCTTCTTGGATGTAGATGACAGCACGGAAATATGGACTGTCACCACCACAAGTTGGTACGACACAGAGAAAGCCGACAGCAACGGTGTCGCTCCGCTTATGAAGCAAGAGACGGTGAGAAGTGCTGTGTTTCATGGAAAGCGGAGCAAAGGGCAGTCTGGAAACGCCCTTTTATCGGAAACGAAAAGCAACCTCACTCTGACATCACAAGAAAAAGTAGAAAGTGGAGTGTCTGCCGAAAAAGTAACCAAAACATCAACCCAGAACAAAAGTTCTGCCACCAACACACGGTCTATAATATACGTTGCGGCAGGAATGGTGTTCACAATCCTAATGGCAATCCTTGCTTATTGGGTGTTCACCAAATACCGAGCGGAAAGGCTTGGTAGTTGACCATTTCCACTTACTATCATACCCTCGTTCATGGCAGACGGACGAGGGCTTTTTTATGTCAGTTCCACAAGGAAAAAATTGCAAATCAGATAAAATTTTCTTCTTAAATGCTTGCAGGAATGATAAAATATTGCTATCTTTGTAACAGCAAATAAGATAATACATTAATTCAAAAACTCCACACAATGAGAGCATTAAAAAGATTAAAGAGAGACGCGATGAAGCTCAAACAAGAAGCTGAGATGGCGTTGTTCCTGTTACAAGGAAGCAAGGCAGAATTCAAGAGCAATCCCTGCCAAAAGACATGGGATGAAATGGAAGAAGCCGAAGAGAGCTACAAACGTGCGCATGGCATGTACGAAAGCTGCCTGTCGTGTATCCGCGACTATGATTTCTACCGCGAGTGCGAAAGGCAGGAGCAGGAGATGGAAGCAAGACGAGAAGCATACTTGCAATATTGTTAAACATAAAAAATCAAGAAATGGATAAGAAAGTCATTCAAATGATGTTCACGAACATCTGCTCGACAGACGAACTCCGGCCCTTAATGCGAGGAGTTCACTTCGAGAAAGAGAGGTGCTATGCCTCTGACGGTCATATCCTCCTTATCTACAAGGAGGGCAGTGAGAAACTTGACGGAAAGACAATGGGTGCGGACGGCGAGGAAATATGCGGAAGATACCCGAATGTGGACAGCGTATTCCCCTCCAAGGAGAATAGGGGAGCAAAGTTCGTGACCGACTTCGTGCAACTGAAGAACGCATGCACATACCATATGCGGAAGATGTCGGCAAATCCCAACGATGTGGTGGTCATTGAGGGTGTTGGCTACAATATCCGTCAACTCGCCCGATTGCTTGGAACAATTATGCTGATTGGCGACAGCCGCAAGATACAGTTCTTCCACAACGGAGCGGAGCGGGCTGTAACGGTGCTGAGCGATAAGGTGCAGAGTCTCATCATGCCTACATTGTACCGGCCGGAGGACATCGACCGACCGAAAGAAGACATTGCGGACGTTGAATACCTCTCATTCGAGAACCTCATCAACAACTACGTGTTCAACTCGTGGAAGAAGCCTGCGCCAAAGGAAGCCCTCGCATGGGTGGGATAAAAAAAGAACATAGTTATTCACATTTATATATATCAATATGCAGATAAGGAATATACCATTAGACATCATCTGTCCGAGTTCACTCAATCCTCGCAAGACATTCGACCAAGAGTCGCTGTACGAGCTGTCAGAGAACATCAAAGAGAACGGTCTTATCCAACCTATCACAGTCCGCAGGCTGTCGAAAGGCAATGACCACAAGTATGAAATTGTCTGCGGAGAGCGGCGTTACCGTGCCACGAGACTGGCTGGGCTTGAGGAAATCCAGTGCGTCATCAAGGACTTGGATGACAAGCAGGCATTCGCGGCGATGATTATCGAGAACCTGCAACGCAAGGATGTTGACCCTATGGAGGAAGCCGCCGCTTTCGCCAAACTCTATGAGGACGGCACGATGAAAGTGGCCGAGATAGCGAGAATGTTAGGAAAGTCAACCACGTATGTCATAGGGCGCATAAAGCTGAACAAGCTGATACCAGAGTTCGTTGACCTGTTGCACAACAACACTTTGCAGCTTATCCACATGCTGGAGATAAGCAAGCTGACAGAGACACAACAGAAAATCCTGTATGATGACTGTTTCTCGCCATCGTGCATCGCCCGCTGGACGCAGAAGATTCTCAAGCTTGACCTGCTTCGTGAGATGATAGACGAACACGCCATGAACTTCCTTGATACGGCGAAGTTCTCACCGAGCGACAGCACGTTCTCTTGCGGAAAGGATTGCGATGGCTGTCCGCTCAACACCAAGAACAATCCCGAAAGCTATAAGGATGCCGCCCGCCCCCGGTGCATGGATGGCGTTTGCTTCAAGCGGAAGACGCAGGAACACATCTTCCGCACAGCTAAGTCGTTGGATATGCCGATAGTGTACCAAGGCGACAACAACGAGGATATCGTAAAGGCTGCGGAGGAATTCGGCCTCGCATTGGTGAGCATGACTGGCCGTCAGTATGTGCTTAGCCCGAAAGAGCCAGACAAGGCTTCATTCTCCGATGAGGAGTTCTATGAGAAGCGTATGCAAGCCTATCGCCATGTAAAGGCTATCTTCGACAGCAATATGGCTGACGGAAGCGTGGAAAAGGTGTATGAGCTATGCTTTGACGGAAAGTTGAGCGGAGAGTTCAAGTATGCTTATTCAATCCCAAAGGATAGGGGCGAAGCGTTGGACTTGCAGGCATCCGACAAGAAGAAAGAGCAGCTTACCAAACTCAAAGACGCAAAGCTCAAGTCCGTGGAGAAAGAGCTTGAGGAAGCCGTGGAGAAGAAACGCCAGTCCTTGGAGCGGTCTGCATATTCCAAACTGAACACATTCTTGAGTTCGGAAGAGCAGAGGGTGTTCTTCGCCCTTTTGCTGAAAAGGCTTTCGCAGGAATTCAAGGCATCCATCGGGTTGGTATGGCAGAACACGGAAAGCTGGTTCAAGGACAACGCCGCAGTCATTGACAAGAACAGGAACGCAATCAAACGAGAGTTCATAAAGTCCATGCTCAGCGAGAAGAGCGTCTGCTATTCCCACGACCTTGAAGGGCTGCTTGAAACTCTCATGGCAGACCAGTTCGCTTCCGAGGCGGCAGAAGTGGAGAATGCCGTTGCGGAGAAATACAGCAAGCAGCGTGAGAAAATCCAAAAGGAAATAGACGAGCTGAAAGCGGAGGAAGAAGCGACTAACTCTGTGGATGCGGACGAGGGCATTGCCTCC